TTACTAATGGCAACTACACAAAATCTATACACAGGAGATGGTTCGACAACGAACTATTCGTTTACATTTGAATATTTAAAACAATCAGATGTCAAGGTAACACTTGATACTGTTGCTACAACTGCATTTACATTTGCCAACGCTACAACGCTTTCATTTACTACAGCACCAGCTAATGGTGTAGCTATTCGTATCTTTAGGGATACAGCTATTGATACTCTTAGCTCTACTTTCTTCCCTGGTTCTGCTATTAAAGCAGAAGATCTAAACCAAAACTTTACTCAAAGTTTATATGTTACGCAAGAATCAGAAACTGATGTAGGTATTTCTGATGCTACGGCAAACGCTGCTAAGACAACAGCTGAAGGTGCAGTAACTACAGCTAATAGTGCTGTTACTACAGCTAACTCGGCTGTAACTACAGCTAATAATGCTGTTACCACCGCTAACAGTGCTGTAACCACCGCCAACACTGCTGATACCAACGCTAGTGCAGCTGTAACAACAGCTAACGCAGCTAGTGCTACAGCTACTACAGCATCTACTGATGCAGCTAGTGCGGTTACAACGGCTAACACGGCATCTACTAATGCTAGTGCTGCTGTTACGACGGCAAACTCGGCTGCAACTGATGCTGCAACTGCAATTACTACTGCTAATGGTGCAGTTACAACTGCTAATTCAGCTACAACAGCGGCAGCAGCAGCGCAAACAACAGCAAACAATGCTGTTACTACAGCAAACGGAGCTGTAACCACAGCAAATACAGCATCAACTAACGCTAGTGCGGCTGTAACCACAGCTAATACTGCTAATACAAACGCTAGTGCTGCAGTTGTTACAGCTAATGCTGCAGCCGCTTCAGTATCTTCTGCAGTATTATTTGAGCTGGTTGCAAACGTAGCAGCTATCCCCGGAAGCCCTGCTGATCAGGATTATGTAGAGGTTGCAGATAGTACAGGTATTGAATCATTTAGCCCGTTATCAGGCGTGCCTGCTGGGTTTACTGGTGCTAGTGGCTTAACTGTACGAATCCGGTATGACAGCTCAGCATCCTCTTGGGTGTATATGAGTTATTTTGCTAATGATTCTGAAGATCGTTATCTAACAAAGAATATCCCAGTTGTAACTGGTGACTCAACAAATGGGTCAGGTCAAATTACTCTTAACTGTGAAACCAATTCTCACGGTATTAAGATCAAAGGACCGCCTCATAGTGCAGCAGCTACTTATACGCTGACACTACCTAATGATGCTGGTTCTAATGGACAATCATTAACTACTAATGGTTCTGGTACGCTTACTTGGACTACTCAAGCTACAGACAGCATTTCTGAAGGCAATACCAGTGCGGAAGTAATTGACACTGGCACGGATGGTCGTTTTGTTGTCACTACAGAAGGCAGCGAGAGACTCAGGGTAGATAGCTCGGGCAATGTGGGGATTGGAACATCGACACCTAACGCGAAACTGCATATCCATGATGGCTCTGGTACCAACGTTCAAATAGTAAAAATTGACTCAGGCGGCGTTGGTCTTTTAAGTATTCAATCTGGAGCCACTACAGATTCTCGCATTGAATTTGGCGATTCGTCTAACGACGATGCTGGATATATCTACTATGAAAATGATAACGAGGTAATGAAATTCGGCGTAAATGCCGCCGAGCGAATGCGAATCGACAGCTCGGGAAAAGTTGGGATCGGAACATCGAGCCCTGGATATACTCTTCAAGTTGGTACGTCAGGGGCAAACGTGAGTATTGGCGGTGCCCCTGTAACTAATGGAAGTGGTAGGCTCCTGTTTTTAAATTCGAACTCAGTTAAAAACTGGAAAATCTCAACAAATGATACGACTAGTGGAGCATTAGAATTTACACCATCAACTTCTAATGGTGGAACATCATTTTCTGCCCCTTCGATGATTATCGACAGCGCGGGCAGGCTGTTGGTGGGGACGTCTAGTACGTCTGGGGCGGCAGGACTTCAAGTTAGTCAGACTAATACATACGGAGAAATCACGCTTTCTAGCTACTTCTCAGTGGCAAGCGTTGGACTTACTGCCGGCGACCCTTTGGGAAAGATCTCGTTTGGTAGTGTTATCGCATCAGGCGGGGGTGCTCTAACCACATACGACGCCGCGAACATTAAGTGTGAGGCGGACGCAACTGCTAGCAGCAGTAGTGATACTCCAACACGTCTAACGTTCTCCACAACTGCCGATGGATCGTCGAGTCCTACGGAGCGCCTACGAATCGACAGCTCGGGCAAAGTTGGGATTGGAACTAGTAGCCCTGATGCTGAGCTTCACGTTGGCGGAAGTGAGCCGCACATTGATATTGGTAGTGGAAATCGAGCCAAGATTGGATTCAAGGGTCACGATATGTATATGGGGCCTAGCTCTTCATCAGGTTCAATTATTTTCAAAAACAGCATTGTAAGCACCTCTAATCCTGCTGATAGCGGAACCGAGCGCATGCGAATCGACAGCTCGGGCAGGCTGTTGGTGGGCACGTCTAGTGCACCTACGCAAGGGGCTATTGGGCCAAATGCTTTTTTAACCGTTCAGGGTTATGTTGGTGGTTCTGCCGGTCGCGGACTTGTCAATATTGCATCGGGAAGTCCGGCAACTTCTTTGGCAAGTGGTTTCGACGTAGGAGCTATTTCCTTCAGCGATAGTAATGGAGGTGAATTTTCTCGAATAATGTCTGTCGTAGACAATACACCTGGAAGCAATGACTACCCCGGACGCCTAGTGTTCTCCACTACTGCCGATGGTGCGTCGAGCCCTACGGAGCGGATGAGGATTAGCTCAACCGGAGCTTTTGACCAATTCTCTAATGATAGGTTTCATGTACGGTCCGCAAGAACTGTTGCAGCTACAGGAATATTTGTTTGCTTCAGTGGTGCTTCAAGTATAAGTACCGGAACTGAAGTTTTTATTGTAAATGCAAACGGAGATTGTAAAAATACAAATAACAGTTTCGGTGCAATCTCTGACAGCAAGTTGAAAGAAAGCATTGTTGATGCCAATTCACAATGGGACGACGTAAAAGATTTGCAGGTTCGTAATTATAACTTTAAAGCCGAAACTGGTTTCAACACTCATACCCAAATTGGCCTTATCGCTCAAGAGGTTGAGCTTGTCTCTCCCGGCTTGGTTGGTGAATCCATCAATGAAACAACCGGTGAATCCACTAAATCGGTGAACTACTCCGTGCTTTATATGAAGGCTGTCAAAGCACTTCAAGAAGCAATGGAGCGCATTGAAACCCTCGAACAACGCCTAACTGACGCCGGCTTGTAAGCGGCAACCCGCCCCGTGTTTCCATGGGGCTTTGGTATTATTCACTCATTTTAATTAACAAACATGGCTACAACTACTACTTGGAACATCGCTTCACTTGACCGCGAAACTGCTGACGGTTATGTATTTACTGCTCATTATACTATTAATGCTGCTAACGAAACATATAAGGCAGGTGCTTACGGTTCAATCGGCTTTGAACGTCCAGACACCCTTGTACCTTTTGCTGATCTCACAGAAGAGACAGTTGTTGGTTGGGTAAAAGAAGCACTTGGCGGTGAAGAAAAAGTAACTGAAATTGAAGCAGCACTTCAAGCACAACTTGATGAGCAAGCAGCTCCTACAAAAGCATCTGGTCTTCCTTGGTCTTAATTATGATTACACTTATCCGTCCAATCTTATTTTCATTTCTTAAATCAGATCGTGTTAAAGCATTGATTGTAGAAATGCTAGAAAAACTTGTTGAATCAACTGATAACGATATTGACGACAAAGCTGTTGAATTTATTCGTAACGGTTTGTTCCCATCTAAATAATGGAATGGGCTGATCCGCCCAAACTTCCTTCGTTAGTGCTACCTGAAGCATACGATATACCTACACCAATATTAGAGTTACCACAGGCTGATTTGCCTTCATACAAACCTCTTGTGGTACCTCCTAATACACTTAGACCACCTATAGGTATAGAAGGAATAAATACAGAAGATGAGGCACCTCCTAAAAAAACAGAACCTAAAACAACTACTCCACCAATTAAACCCTACGTACCACCAGAAGCACAAATAATAGAAGTACCTTTTACTGACATTGAAGTACCAATGCCAACTACTACTATTATGACTACAGCAGCAACTACAGCATTTATATCAGTTGCAGCTACATTACTTGGACAATCACTATTTAAATATTTAGTGATGGTATTTAAACCTATAATTAAACAAGCATGGAGCAAGTTAAACAAGAAGAAGGTGGAAAGCCCAAAAACTTCTTAGAAAAAGTCAAGGAAAATACTGAAGATGAGATTCAAATCCTAGGTACGTTTGTACGTCTAGGTGTTGTGGTATGGAGTGGATTCATTATAACTTTGAACTATGTCAATCTACCAATGATTGAAAAAGGTCAGAGTGGTGGTGATATTACGTTTGTAGCTTCTGTATTTACAGGAGCACTTGCTACATTTGGATTATCTACTTCTAATAATAAATCTAATAGTAAATCATCAGATCCTAAAAAGAAAGACGAATGAAAAGCTTATTAGTATTTTTATTGCTGGCTAGCCCAGCTGCAGCACAAGTAACCCCTAATTTTACACAGGGTTCAATGCAATCAACCACTACAACTACTATTGATATTGATCGCACTATTGCTACTAATATTTATGGTGGTGCATATTCATCATGGTCAGGAACAAACGTAACACCCAGTGGGGACATCAAAGATTCTTCCACAACTTATTCAGTAACAAATGCTGGGGATCAATTTCAACTAGAAATTATGACAAGAGCAGCAGGTATTGTCGAAGACAGTCTCATAACAGAAACTATTCAACAAGTATCTACTACTACATCTTTGTCAGTCTTCTCTCAGTAACCCCAGCGTTTGCTAACGAACAACCTAAAGTTCAAAATACATCAAATCCTGTGGCAGCAGCTACAGGTAACGTAACTAATCAGGCGGTACAGTTTCAAAATAATGGAGCACCGTCTAGACAATACTTTAGTGGTAATAATAGCTGTAACGGTACAACCATGCAGCTATCACCATTTTATATGGGTAATGATACTGTTCCTTACTCAAGAGAAAGTTATACCAAAAGTAATAACTGGGGAGCACAGATTAGTTTATCAGTACCATTAGATGGTGGGATGATTGAAACTTGTAAGTCTATTGCCCGTAAACACGAACAGAAAATGCGCCTTGATTATGAATTAGTTAGGGCATTAAAATGCACAGAGATCATGCAAAAAGGTTTTACCTTTAGACCTGGTTCTCGTGTAGAAGTTTTATGTAATGACATCGTACCAATCGTAGCACTTGAATAAATGGAAGCATTAGTGACTGCTGTCGTTGCATGTATTGCAGGCGGTGCAGCATTAAATAACAGACTACATAACAGAATAAATAACGTACATGATCGCATCAGCGGTCTTGATAGACGTATTGATGGACTTGAGTTAAATGTAGCTCAAGACTACGTATCCAAAGCTGACTTGTCAGTAATGGTGCAACGTATGGAGGACCATATGGTACGCATCGAAAACAAATTAGATCAAATCGTATTAAGGAATTAATTATGTCTAGACCGGCAAACAAAAGTCACATGCAGCAAATGAAAGAGGATATGTTGAAAGAGCGTGGTGGTGATCCTAAAAAATATGGTCCTGGCTACCAAAACCCTTACCAATGGCAACCTAAAAAAGCACAGGGTAAAGTTGATAAGAAAGCCTTTGACAGTAACTTTAAAAACCAAACCTAATTATGTCTTATCAAATTCTTGACCTAAACACCAATAAGGTTATTGGTACATACGAAACAGAAGCGCAAGCAGTACGTGCTGAATCACATCTTGTACATGAACCTAATGAAGTTCGTTACGAAATTAAAGCACCAGCTAAACCTAAAGCTAAAGCTAAAAAAGCTAAATGACAAACAAGAAAGCAACTGAAGACCAATTCAATGAGTTGCATAATCTTGTTACAAAGGAATTCCTTGCCCGTATTAAATCGGGTGAGGCTTCTACACAAGATCTAAAAGCAGCTTGTGATTGGTTAGCTAAAAATGATATCAGTGGTGTCGCTCTTGAAGGTAGCCCATTAGATAAATTAGCTAATATTATGCCTACTGTTGATCCTGAACTTGTACAACGGAGACTATATGGCACGAAGCTCTAATCATAGCGGTGCTAAATACGCTAATGGTAATTATAAATCATATCAAAAGAAATATGATGGCTCTAAATTACAGATCTCTAAACGATCTGCATTAAATAAAGAAAACCGTAAACGTGGAACCTACGGTAACGGTGATGGCAAGGATGTATCCCACAAGAAAAATGGAAAGACATTCCTCGAAGCAGCATCAAAAAACAGAGCACGTAAAGGACGCGCATGACACCCCTACTTCCTACCCCTAACGATTACCTCTACAACTTAATAGCCATGACCTCACCAGAAGCTAAGCGTCTGTGGAGGCGCTCTATTAAGGAACACTTTGACCATACTTGTATCTATTGCGGAAAAACCTATGACCTTAGTCAACTATCTATCGATC